GTAGCCCAGGCAACTGCCAACAGTACTAAAGCCTTTTCAAAAATGCAGGGCGGTATGGGAGGAATGGTAGGTGTTTATGCTGAAATTGCTTCTCGTGTTTTCGCATTAACAGCAGCTTTTCAGTTTCTTAAATCAGCCAGTGATGTTACAAATCTTATTGCAGGTCAAGAGGCCCTAGGTGCTGTATCCGGTGTAGCATATAAAACACTTACTCAAGGATTAAAAGATGCAACCGATGGTCAAATTAGCTATTCCGCTGCCTCTAAAGCGGCTGCAATTGGTACTGCCGCAGGTCTCAGCCCCGATCAATTAAACAGGCTAGGTAAAGCAGCCAAAAATACGTCCATCGCTCTAGGCAGGGATTTAGGAGACTCTTTTGATAGGCTTATTCGAGGTGTTACAAAAGCAGAGCCAGAACTGCTAGATGAATTAGGTATTATTCTTAGATTAGAAACTGCAAAGAAAAACTATGCAGAGCAGATAGGCAAAACTGCAAATAAACTAACTCAATTTGAACAATCTCAAGCAGTTGCAAATGAAGTACTTACTCAAGCAGAGCAAAAATTTGGGGCAATCGAAAAGATTATGGACCCTTCCGCTGCTTCTCTAAATAGATTCCTGGTTAGTTTTGATTCTCTTTTAAACACTATAAAAACAGGAGTTACGACCGCACTTCGTCCTGTTTTTGACTTTCTATCAGGAAATACTATAGCCCTTAGCGCGGCTCTCCTACTTTTAGGAAAAAGTGTTCTTACTGCAATATTGCCTAACTTTAAAGAAATGGGTGAAGCATCAAGAGACTCCATGAAAAGAGCAAATATGGGAGTACTTGAACATCAGGCGCATTTAGAAAACCTTCAAAGAACTATTGAAAAAACTCGAACTACCATGGGAGATGATAGGACTCAGGCCACTGCGGCGGCTCAAAAAGCTTTTGGTAAAGCAGCTCCTACAACCACCTTAAAAGGAGGCGGTGCATTAGACTTTTTAATGGGCTCATCGGATACAAAAAAAGCACAACTAAATGCAGATAAAGCTCTGAGGCACGCAGAAGAACAAATAAGAAATAGTACAGAGAAAAGAACAGGAATGTTTAAACACATGAATGCTCAACAAGTAGCAGACATGAGAGCCTCTTACGCAGCTCGCTCCAGAATTATTGCACAAGAAGTAACTATTCATAAAAAAGCAGCAATGACCATGGGACAGCATATGGATGTGCTAGGGGCAAAGGCAAAAGTTACATTTGCTTCTATGAGGGCAGGCATGGTAAGCGTTGGCGCTGCAGCAGCTACATTAGGGGCAACTTTAATGTCTTTCTTGGGGTGGCTAGGTATTCTTGCTATGGTAGGCTCAGCCTTATATAGCGCATTTAGAGCCATATTTCCGGTACCTGAGGCTATAAAAAAGGCAGAAGAGGCAGCAAAGAAATATATTGATTCAGCAAAAACTATAAACTCTGAACTTGAAAAAATGGCAGAGGTTACTCAAAAAGTTAATCTTCAACTAGATGATTTAACAGCCCAAAGAGGCGGCATGGCAGGACAGTCTAATATAGCCGCAAGACTACAAGAAATTAAAGAAACTAGTCTTGCTCTGGGCGAAAGCAGCAAGCAGGCTGAAAGTTTACGCACACAATTTGTATTTACTATGGTAAATTTGAGTAAAGGAATAGGTCCGGAATTTATAAAGTTTGGAAGATTAATGCTTGATAATCGCAAACTAACCGCGGAACAAGCAGCTGAATTAGTAAACTTAACGAATAAATATGCAGAGTTCGGAGCAGCTACAAAAGCTTTACCCGGCCTAATTCAAGAGGTGAATAAATCTTTAACTGATATTACGGGCTTACCTAAAGATATTAATCCTTTGGCTGAATTAACTAATAATGTGCAAAAAGCAGCCGAAGCTTCTGCAACTGCCCTTAAGGGTAGTGCAGCGACTTTGTCAGAATTACAAAGAAAGTTTAATAAAACAGTAGGAACTGTAAACGAACGAGACGCAGGGAACAATCTTTTAAAGCAGCAGGCCTTTTTTAAACAACAAGAGCAACAAAATGCTTATTTAGAGGAGTTCAGTACTAGATTAACAAAGAGCACAAAAGAAATTAACGAAAACCACGAAAAAGCTATAGCTCTTAGAAAACAGGAAGTAATAGAAAAAACCAGAGGTTTAACTATTGATGACCAAATAAAAAATGCAAGTTTAGAAACTCTAAAATTACAATCAAAAATATTAGACGCAAGAAATGCTCAAAAAGTTGCAGAAGAGTCCTTCAACGCGGCAAAGAAGAAAGGAGGCGAAGAGGAGTTAAATAATGCAAAGGCTGGTTTAAGCGCAGCTGATGCAAAGCTAGAAATGCTCGAACATGAGTTAGGCATACAAAAAGAAATAACCGATGAAAAAATATCTAGCCTAACTATCGAAAAAGAGCTTCTAACTATTAGAAAGGGTCTTAATCAAGTAAATATACACGGATTAAAACTTGCAAGAGAGCGAAAAATACTGGAAGCAAGTATTACTGCTTTCGGAGGAGAAAGAGCAAAAATTTTAAAAGATAATAAGGCACAAAACCTAGCAAATCAAGAAGCAAAAGCAATATTAGATATTGTAGACGCCAGCAAAAAGCTGGAACAAATAAGCTCCGGCGGAAAGGAACAAGAGAAAGAAGCCGCAAAGAATACTTTAGAATTAGCAAAAGCTCGATTGACTTCTATAAAAGCAGAGCAAGTAATTCACGACAATATAGCAGCAAGCTTACTTAATCAGCTAAGAACAGAAAACGAGCTACTAGGACTAACAACAGAACATTTTGCATTTACGTCTCAACAGTTAGCAGTACAAAACAAACTAGTAGAAGCCTATAAAAAAGGTGTTGATATTACACCTCAATTTGTTGAAGATACTAAGGCTTTAGTTGCGGAAAATGCTAAACTAACAAAAGAATTCAATATGCAAGCAACTGTTAGGGATTCCTTGGGTTCAGGTCTATCAAACTCTCTAGCTTCTTTAATTAAAAATGAAGAGTCAAGCGTTAAAGACGCAATAAAAGGGCTAGTAAAAGGAGTTTTCGAAGCCATAGCCGACCAACTAGCAAAACAATTATCTGAAACTTTACTAGAAAGCTTCTTTAAGAAACAAGACCCTTCTGCCGCAATAGCTGTTGCTATGAACACGGGAAGCGCGACGGCCTCTACAACTATTTCGGGAGGCATGACAGCCGCGGCAGCAACGGGTGCAACAACTATTGCAGGAGCTATTACAGGTGCTTTTGCAACAGCTGCTGGTCTTATATCTGCCGCTATTGTAGGAGGCTCTAAAGCATTGGGTGGGAATCCTGGAAGGGGACGAACACCCACAAGCGGAAGTGGAGTAGTTCCAAGCAGTGCAGAAGTAGTGGCCTCCGTTGTGTCAGTACCTGTAGCGGCAGGAGGACTCATAGCAGAAGCTGTATCTACTGGTGTTAAAGAGGCTGCAACAGCTATAGGAACGACTTCCACAGAAGTAGTTTCAGGAGATGGAATAACTGAAATTGTAACTACAGCGTCAAAAGTAGCAGTAGTTCCTTTTACAAGTGCTTTCGGAGACTTTATAGCAAACCTTAAAGACGGGGAAATTTCTTTTGGATCCTCCTTAAAGAATCTCTTTATAGACATAGGTACCGATTTTAGAGGAATATTTTCGAGAATGCTTTCTGCCTTTATGAGAATGGTATCTAGCATATTTGGCTCAGGAGGAGAAGGAGGCTTTATATCGAAGGCTTTAGGTTTTGTCGGCGGTTTATTTGGAGGTGATCAAGCTAGGTCCGGAGGAATCATGACCCCTTCAGGTAAATTATCAGGATATTCAACAGGTGGTATAGCAAGGGGTCCAGGAGCGGGATATCCTGCTCTTTTACATGGAACAGAGGCAGTAATTCCGTTACCTAATGGAAGATCAATACCTGTTGATATGCCACAAAATGCAGGGGAACAAAATAATAGTGTTGTGGTAAATATAAGTATGGATGGATCAACAGAATCAAAAGAAAGCTCTTCTCCGGATATGGAAAACTTAGGGGCAGCAGTAGCAAAAGCTGTTCAGAGAGAGCTTCAAACACAAAAAAGATCGGGCGGAATACTTAGCCCATTTGGAGTAGCATAATGGCTTTAGGGTTTGTTATAGGGGTAACTAATATAGTTCCTGATAAGCAGCTTAGTCGTAGTACTGCACCAAAAGTACGAGTAGCTACTTTTGGTGATGGCTATGAACAACGACTAAGAAACGGTATTAATTCTTTGAAAGAAGAATACAGCTTAACTTTTAATAATCGTACAAAAAGTGATATTGATGATATTGTAACTTTTTTTGATACACAACATGGGGTTGTCCCATTTAACTTTACAATTCCTGACACTAATGGGTCTGGAGGAGAAACAACAATTAAAGTAGTTTGTGATAACTACACAAAAAAATATGACTATGATGACTTTTATAGTTGTACCGCAACTTTTAGAAGAGTATATGAATAATGAGTAACGTAATTGCTTCAGATGTACAAGGATCCTATATTGATAGCCCTCTTATAACTTTATTTGAATTAGAAATTGATGGGTCTTTTGTATATTTTCATTCGGGTGTAGACTATTCTTTAGACGATTTACAGTTTGTATCTTTAGATGGCACGGCTATTAACACTTATACACCTTTACCTATCACAATAGATGGTATGTTACTGCAAGCAGATGGTGCACAAGCTCGACCTACAATAACAATGGCAAATGTAACCACAGTATTTAAAAATGCAAGAGATGGTCTAAGCAATGAGGACTTGATAGGTAAAAAATTAATTAGAAGGCAGACTTTTGCAAAGTACTTAGTAGGCGGTACTCCGGGTAGCTCCGTAGGGCAGATACCTGTAGAGTTTCCTACAAGAGAGTACTTAATTGATAGAATTTCTGCTGAAACAAGCACCTTTATATCTTTTGAGTTAGCTGCACCCTTTGACTTGGAAGGTATAACCTTACCTCGTCGAAAGATAATAGGAAAGTATTGTAGCTGGGCGTACCAAGGCTACTGGTCTGATCCTTCTTATGGGGGATGTACTTGGAGAAAGGATGGGAAGTATGTTCATGGAAACGACGGAAATACTTCTACTCAATTTTCTTCGTATTATTTTACGGAAGACGACAATCCTATTCTTTTAGCGAGAAGCCCAGATATTTATGCAGCTTATTCTTCATCGACTACCTATAATAAAAAATCTATTGTACTACACAATAATAAAACATGGCTTAGTCTATACGATAATAACTTAAATTATGCACCTTCAGCATCTTCCTCTTACTGGATAGAGTGCCCTAGATACACTCAATGGGATGGACAAACTACTTATGCTGAGGGAGATTATGTAAGATACGGAGCCACAGCAGGTTCAGAAACTATTTGGATTGCTTTAGCTCCACACCTTAATCAAGTTCCTAAAAATTACTCTATATACTGGCGCAGAGGAGATGTTTGCGGTAAGTCTTTAAATTCTTGCAAGTCAAGATTTCAAGCAGTTCCTGCAAATAGAAATATCAATGATTATGGCCCTTCCTCTGAGAGAAATACTTCACATACTCTGCCTTTTGGAGCGTTCCCAGGGAGCGCAAAGTATAGATGATTAATTTTTTAGATGAAATAGAACAACATTTTAAAGAGTGGTACCCAAAAGAAGGTTGCGGAGTAATTGGAGTAGTAAAGGGGGAACTGAAGTGGTTCCCTTGTGATAATGTAGCAAGTGTTAATGAAGACTTTATTATTGATTCAAAACAGTATATAGCAATTTCAAAAAAATGCGATATTGTAGGAATAGTACATAGCCACCCAGATTCCACCCCCGAACCTAGTGCCTTTGATATAAAATACTGTAATGCTCTTGGAATTCCTTATTATATTTTCAACTACCCCGAAATGGATATGTTCAAGCTAGAACCTGTTCGTGAAACAAAATCTTTATATGGTAGAGAATACGAACTAGGTGTAAACGATTGTTTCTCTGCCAGTGTTGATTATTATAAGTCAATAGGCTTAAATATTTCTAACCGTCCTTTACATATGCCAAAAGAGCGTTGGTGGAATGAAGGAGAAAACTATTTTACGGAAGAGAATATAAAAACCTGGGGCTTTAAAGCCGTAGAGGATTCAATGAAAGAAGGGGACTTACTAGTTTTCAAACTAATGGCAAATGTAGCAAATCATTGTGGTGTATATCTGGGAGAAGATATTTTTTATCACCACGCATTAAACAGAATATCATGCAGGGAAAATCTTTTTCCTAACTGGAAAAAACATATAATTGGAGTATATCGTTATGAATCGTAAAGTTTATTTAGTTGGCGATCTTGCCGAAAAATTCGGAAGCAGCTTTAATGTAGAGGCAAGCACATATCAAGAAATACTAAGATGTTTAGATGCTAACCACCCTACTTTCAAAAGATACCTGCTTGAAGCCAAACAAAACGGTATAGCCTTTACTATAGAAACTGCCGGTACATCTCTTGAGTCTGAAGAAGATTTATTGTTACCTATTAAAGAAGGCGATGTTACTTTTGCAGCGGTGCCTGCTGGCTCGGGTGGTGACCTTATAAAAGTTGTAACAGGTGTAGCTCTTTTCTTTGCGGCAGGCCCGATAGGTTTAGCTTTAGGAGGCAGCTCAGGTACTCTTTTAGGGGTTAGCGCAGCTACTCTCGGTACAGCAATAGGTACCTTGGGTACAAACTTGGCTTTGCAAGGGCTTCAGGGTATATTGTCTCCTGATCCTGGCGTCGACGATGCCGCGACTGATTATCTGTTTAATGGTTCTTCTCAAAACATAACAGAAGGAGATCCGGTTCCTTTATTGTACGGTGAATTAAGAGTTCCCGGCAGACCTGTCTCGTTATTACTAAATGTAGTAAATCCTCCAGAAGATGTAGGTACAGATACAGGCTACGAAGACATACACGGAAATAAAACTCCAGGAAGGTTTTATGGCGAAAGCCAAGATATAACCGTAACTGATCTTATCTGTGAAGGGCCTATTTTTGGCTTAACTAACGGACTCCCCTCTATTTTCTTAAATGACGATAGAGCACAAGACTTAAGCTTTAGAGATGAATTGGTATCTACAGGACCTAAAAGAGTTCGCTTAGTTGCAGGAAGCACTTCTGCGGTCATGCAAAACTCTAATACTTTTGGTGCATATACAACTAGAAGTAACGGGCATCATTTACTTATAAAAAATGGTTTCGGTACAACAACAGTTACTTCTATTGAAGCACCTTTGTCTATTACAAATACCAGAAACTTTACTTTAACCGCGTCCAGCACTTTCTTTGATTCTGCTATGATTCAATCAACTACTGATCAGTTATTGGATATTGCTGGTTCACCTGCGAGGCTTATTGATTCCGAAGGTAACATATTTACTGGTAATCTTATTTCTGTTTCATCAAATGGATTGACTGCTCAATTTACCCCCTCAGAGTGGGGTATTCCTATGGATAACATTTCCCCCGAGGGTTCGTTTACTATAGAAATTGATAGAGTTTTATCTTATGTAAACATTAGCTCAAATCAAACCACTGCCACGCTGCAAAGTGCTTGGACTGCTGTAAATAACGCCTCCACCAAAAACTATGAGTTTGATGTATATTCAGCAATTGGCACTAGAGTTAGAGCCGCTCGATCCTCTCGACAATCTCGGGGTTTTGTTACAGGAACGTA